CACCTGCAACCAGACCAGCACCACCTAGCACACCTTCCCGTTGGAACCGATCACGGAACTTACGGAGAGGCATGGACTTGTCACGAAACTCTTTTTTAGATTCGTAACCGGTGGGTTTGGACCCATCCTTAGTAGAAGAACGACGACCCAGTGACTTCCTTTCAGAAGACTGACTCATCTTGTCAGGTTTACCATACTGAGACTTGAACTTCTCCTGCACATCGTCCTCAAAGACAGGTGCACAGGGAACTTCCTCACCTTGCTGCCACGATGGTTTGAGTGGTTCAGGTTTGACAACATCCTGAATCACCGCAAACGTATCACCGTATGCATCAGTGAGTTCAATCTCCTCCTTGAGTTGCTTGAAACTCTTCATCAGTCCGACTCCCCTTGACGAGGTTTGTATGGGTTGTGACTTGCCATCCGCTTCTTCTGAGCAAGTTTCCCTTTGATCTTGTCAACGGGTGTTACACCTTTGTAACCTTTCTTGCCAGGTTGCTTCTTCTTACCCTGAGGTTGGATGGGTTTACCACGGGAAGACATCACACCACCAGTCTTCCGCATTTCACGGGAGACTTTGTCAAAGGCACTCTTGCCGTCACGGGTTCCACCCTTCTTGGAGTCCTTACCAGTCTTGTAATCCTTTCCAGTTTCCTTGGCGTAACGAGTACGCTCAATCATCTGGAGTGCTTGCTCTTCTACAGAGTCAAGCATTGGGTTATAGGAGTTAGCAAGAGGAAGTTTGGCACCAGTTGCCTTAGGAGCAGCACCTTTAGGGAACACCTTGCGACCTTCACCAGGAAGGAGAGGACCCTTCATGATGTTTTCTTTTGCCTGCTCACGCTTTTTCTTGGTCTTAGCAAGAATACGTGCCTTAGCAGCATCTGCCTCACGTTGGGGAATACGGTACCCGTCACGGTCAGTTTTCAGACGCTCCCTCGGAGGTTCAATCTTTGCCTCAGTCTTGAGTTCAGGATTGATGTCGATCTTGTTTTTGATGCCGCTCGTCTTGATGTCTAGTGACTGTTGACGCTTAGCGGCTTCGGAAAAAAAACCGTTGTCCTCCATATCAGCACGCCAGTCGGAGTGCTCCTTCTTCACAGTCTTCTTCTTCGACTTGCTGCTGCAACCGTAAGCTTCCTCAACACCATCTTCCTTGACACAGTTGGGGACAGTGCGTCCGTTCTTGGTCTTGGTGCCCTTAGCTTTGTAACCCTTCCAGCAGGTAGAAGCACCGACATTCTTACGTGCCTGCTTCATGCTGCCTTCTTCGATTGCAGTCTCCTCCTTCTTCATCTTCTTGGCATCCTTGGCAGCATCATCCTTTGCACGATGAGCAGCACGCCGTTCAGCGTCAGCGTTCATCACACCAGTGATTTTCTTAGAACGCTCCATTGCCTTAGGACTTCCATCCCGTCCAAGATTACCTGCCTTGCGGTACATCTTGACGTAAGGCATCTTCTTCTTGCCTTCTTCGAGGACTTCTGCCTCTTCCTTGTTCACAAACTTGACTTTGATCTTGTCAAGTTTCTTCTGACGAGTCTCATCAGAAGTGTAGGCAGTACGCTTGGAGATCTCTTTGTCAGACAGTTTCTTGCCTTCAACGTTCAAGGTCTTTGGGTAGTCCTTGTCACCAGGTTTGGCAGGTTTTTCACCACGCTTACGCTTGGCATGGATGTTGTCCCAGAGTCCCTTCTTCTTGCCTTCCGCAAGATCAGGATGAGGGGCATACAGAGGTCCCTTGTAGTTGCCTGCCCACACAGACTTCTCTTCGGAGACACCCGTCTCCTTATCTTGGCGACGCTGAGTACCAACTGCCTTCATGGTGCGTGACTTAGCACTCACACCCTTCTTGTTCTCTGCCTTACGGGTAGGACGAGGAGACTGAGGTTTGGACTTGTCGTACGCCATGGAGAACTTCTCATCCACGTGCGACACTTCTTCACGACGAGTGTCCTTACCATCGGGTTTCTTACCCTTGGCACGTTGAATGGCGTTATGAACTACACCAGCGTGTTCTTTTGAACCGCTCTCAATTTTGCCGTCTCCGTCGTGATCCTTCGACGCCATTTTCTTAGACGAATAGGAATCACCTTCCTCAAGGTGAGGGCGTCGGAGGGCATCATACGACTCTGCCCAAGGGTTACTCATCTTACGAACGTGTATTTACCGTTCAATTATTTAGTGACTCAAAAGTCTTGGGGGAGAATGAACTTATCGACCTGCTTTGAGTCAGAGATCCATGCTCTGAATACTTTTTTATCCTCACCCATACAAATAAGGTGGTTGGCACCCCTACGGAATACCTGACCCACCTTACCGTTGGATTCAATGAAGGATCCGTTCTGGAAAATGTCACCAGCAATGTACTGCTCACGGATACTACGCTCATCCACCGGGATGACGTTCAGCATCACGAAGTTATACAGTTGCCCGTTCGCCTTGAGTGCTAGCTCTGAGATTTCTTTTGCTCTTGACTGTCGTACAACGATACTAATTGCATCAAAACCGTTTTCATAGAGTGAGGAGAGGACATCGTAGATGGTCTCTGCGTTTGCGTCGTCAACGAAGGCATCGCCAATCTCAGGATATGCATCTTTTAGTTCTTGAATGTTGGTGTCCCGACTAGGGAAGACATAGAAATACTCACCGCCAGAGATCTCCTCAACGGTGGTGAGAATGTTAGCAGTTACCTCGTCAGAGTCAAACTTGTCGAAGGCAATTGTAAGGGGGTTCTCCCTACTGACCTGTTGAAGTGCTGCTTTCGCTTGTCCATTGGCAGAGTTGGGATTGGGTTCCGCAGATGACGGTCCCCCTTGCGCCACCTTTCTAGCGTAGTCATCCCCATCACCGCTAGTTCTTTTGGCTACAACGGATGCCTCTTTTGATCCTCTCGTGCCCAGTTCATCAGGACTCGACTGAGTTGCCGAGTACATTTGTAGTTGACCCTTGACCGTCTTTGCTTTCAGGTTGCCCTGACGGTCATACCAATCTCCGTGTCCGTCCCCGACGAGACCTAAACGCTTCGCTTCTTGCGATGCCTTGGTTACGCGGGCTTCTGTTATGAAGGTCGAGAACTTCTTCACTGAGTTTACTGTAAATTTGATCCTGATACTTCTGGCACCAGAACATCAAAGGTGCTCGGTACTGCTTGTATTTATCGGTATCAGTAATCATCAATACAAAGCGAGCGAAACTGTTCATCTGCCGCTTTCTTGACATCCTACGGTTACCCTCAGGGGTTGCCCGATAGATCTCGATAATAGAGTCAATAAGTTCGTTCATTGATCAAGGGTAAGGTCGTCACACCAAGCACTTCTATGATCATCAGACAGTTCATTTACCTTTGTCTTTAGATCATGTTTGATAATATCATGCTCACAAGGAATAAACTGTTCGTCATAGAAGTATGGAACGAACTTGTCATAAACTGGAGAAGTTTTCTCTTTGAAAGCAGAGACATCAGATACCTGATGTAACTCAATGCCTCTTGCCAAACATTCTGCCCTGAACTTGGCAGTCATCTCATCATTCCATACGCCTCTATCACGGGTTGCTTCGTTGCAAGCACGCTTCAACTGCTTCCGTAGGCAAGCATCCTCTTCTTCTGGAGTGTGCTCTCTGAAGTCACACTCACACTTGATTACATTCCGCCAGAACTCAGCAGATGCAAGGATGATGTTGGAGGTGATGCTGTGATTCAACTCAGTGACCACCTTTTTAGACATGTCAAAGGAGGGCATGTCTGTCTCAAATGCATCAGCGTCAGTGTCAGTGACCTCAGCACCTAGGTTCTCAAAGATGCTCTCTGCCACAGCAGTGTGGTACTGCAACCTAACTTTGGTACCTGCAAAGTCCTCAGGTGTGGTGTACGGTTTGTCGCCAGCAATCAACTTAGTCCCACCCCAAGACACCATCGCCATGGGTTTTACTTTCAACTCATTGCGATAGTACAGAAGTTCTTCCCCCATGTTTGACTGCATGAAAGCAGTGGCATGCTTCTCACTCCTAAACAAAAAGGGCATCTCAATGCTTGCCCAGTCACTCTCAACAAAATCTACATCTTTATTACGTGTCTGCCGATCCAGATACCGC